CCAGTTATTCGACGTGTTATGCCAACCGTTATCGCTAACGAGTTGGTTGGTGTTCAACCTATGACAGGCCCAGTTGGCCAGATCCATACTCTGCGTGTACGTTACGCACAGTCATTGACTGACAACAGTGCTGCTGCTACTAGTGTAACAGCTGGTCAAGAAGCATTGAGCCCATTCACAATTGCAACTGCATACTCTACAGTTCCACAAGGTACAGGTACTGCTACTGGTTATACTGGTAACAATACAGCTACTATGGAAGGTACTGGCGGTAAGCAAATTTCCGTACAAATCTTGAAACAAGCTGTTGAAGCTAAGACACGCAAGTTACAAGCTCGTTGGACATTTGAATCTGCACAAGATGCACAAGCTATGCACGGTATTGATGTAGAAGCTGAAATCATGGCTGCTCTTGCACAAGAGATCACAGCTGAGATTGATCAAGAGATCTTGTTATCTCTGTCTACATTGGCTGCTACTGAGTATACATACAACCAAGCTACCGTTTCAGGTACTGCTACATTCGTTGGTGACGAACATGCCGCATTGGCTGTTTTGATCAATCGTGTTGCTAACTTGATCGCTCAACGCACACGTCGTGGCGCTGGTAACTGGGCAGTAGTAAGTCCAGCTAGTTTGACAGTTTTACAATCTGCAACAACTTCAGCTTTTGCTCGCACAACAGAAGGCACTTTCGAAGCTCCTACAAACACCAAGTTTGTTGGTACATTGAACGGCGCTATGCGTGTGTTTGTAAACAGCTACGCTCAAGACACAGCAAGTGTATTGGTTGGTTACAAAGGTACATCTGAAGCTGATGCTCCTGCGTTCTATTGCCCATACATTCCTTTGATGAGCAGTGGTGTTGTTCTTGATCCGTCAACATTCGAACCAGTCGTATCATTCATGACCAGATATGGTTTTGTCGAATTGACAAATACTGCAAGTTCCTTCGGAAACGCAGCAGATTATGTTGGAGAAATAGCCGTCCAAAACTTGAGCTTTTCCTAAGCAAAAGTTTTGTCCAGCGATCCAATCGCAAATCAAAAATCAACCCAGGGATGGGAAGAGCAAGAAAGCACCGCAAGGTGCTTTTTTGTTGACATAAAATATTAGCGTGGTTGCGGTGCAGGACTAAATAATAGTATGGAATACAAAGCATACACATACCTCTTAAAATTCAAGCCTGAAAATAAATTCTATTATGGAGTACGATTTAAAAATGTTAGATTAAAACGCCATCCTGCTGAAGATTTTATGATCAACTATACTACAAGTAGTGAACAAATAAACGAGTTAATAACCAAGCACGGACTTGATGCATTTGAATGGGAAATTCGTAAAACATTTGATACAGCAGAACAAGCAATAGCTTGGGAAACAAAAGTATTAAATAGAGCCAAGGTGCTTTCTCGTCAGCATATCTGGTTCAACGCTAATATTGCAGGATATAAAATTACCACACCGCAGGGTCGTAAACGAATTAGTGAACGACATACCGGTGTTGCTAAAACAGAAGAACATAAAGAAAAAATACGAGCAAGCAATATTGGAAAAAACAAAGGTAAAACACCCACAGAAGAGCATCGCCGTAAAAACTCAGAAGCAAACAGTGGAAAAAATAATCCTCGCTACGGAGTGATTGTTAGTGAAGAAACTTGTAAACGCATAAGTGCCGCTAAAAAAGGAAAGCCTGCTAAAAATAAAGGCATACCAATGACCGAAGAACAAAAAGCCGCTATCCGTGCTACTAAGGCCGCAACTAAAACTTATCTAACCTGCGAACATTGTAGTAAAACAGTCTACAAACCCAACTACTTTCAGCACCACGGCGACAAGTGTAAACAACGACCCTGATACGCTCGCTGGCACGGTGATCACTGTCGTCGCTTAAATCTTGAACCAAGTTAAGTATTGATGTATTCGCTCTGTCACTGAGGCCCAGTCACCCATACGAGGCTGACGGAATAGTCTAGCGGTTGAATACCAAGGACTCGAATCTCTATCCAACAACCAGCGCCAGTCAAGTCCAAATTGATTCAGCATGACCCAGACTGGACGGCCTAATGCACCAGCTAAATGTGCCACAGCAGTGTCCACGCTTAACACCACATCAAGATGGTGTACCAGCGCAGCGGTGTCAGCAAAATTATTAACTGTGCCTGGATAAGCAGTTACACCTGCGGCAATTAAGGCAGCTTCTTCTTCCCCAGTGCAGTCGGCCTGCAGATTAATCCACTCATATGCAGGATTGCGACAAATTAACTCTAACATTACGTCAAGCGGCATGGCCTTGTGCTTATTAATCCAGGTATCTCTGCGACCCGACCAGCAAAAGCCCACACGCAATCGTCGTTTTGGACCTAATCGCTTTAGCCACGCCCGAGCCAACTTTTCATCAGCTTTAAGATAAAATTGTGAGTGTGTTAGATTTTCAACGGTAGTTCCAATCACACCTGGAATACTCATAATAGGAGTCCAATAATCAAATTCTGAGACAATATCGGTGGGTGCGTACAGCCGACTAATCAGCGGAAGATTTTGAAACAACGGAACAAGACTTTCGTTCACCTGTACAACAACTCGCCCGCCTCGGCTGGCCAATTCGCCAACAAAGCGGATAAACTGGATATTGTCCCCGTGCCCTTGTTCAGCCAAGACCAGGATAGTTTTATCCGTTAAATCTTGACCAGTCCAGCGTGGTTGTACAAGATTGGGTAGTACGCCATTAAGATGCTCGTACTTCCAACGACTTTCATATTGCGGCCAACCGCGAGCATAATCACCCTTGAGCAAGTAGGCCACTGCCAGATTAAATTGGGCAGTAATATTAGTAGGGTCGAGTTGTATTGATCTTTGTAAAAAAGGAATAGCACCTTCAGGATCGCCCGACTCTCTTAAGACATTTCCGTAGTTGCAAAAAGCAGCTGCTGAATGCCGATCTTGGGTAAATGCCTGGGCATAATAAGCAAGTGAAGCTTCTGGATTGTTTTCGTCACGGGCAGTATTGCCGTGTGCTATTAATTGTTCTGTATGCATGGTTCTATTTAATTCCTGGTGTAACACCCTAAAATATTTGTCGGACCATAAATACAAGTCAACGTAATACGGCGTTTTATGCTGATGATTAATACCCAACAGCGTACGGACTAGAACTCCGATCGGACTTCTTTAAGGAGAAAACAAAATGGGTCGTCCTCTAAAAATTAAAAAATCAACCACCATAGACATTGGTTTCAATGACTTTGGTAATGTAGAAGTGCCAGTTATTCCAACTGGAATGACCACTACAGAATTTCTGGGTGTAGTTGGTGGTGCAAATACTAATGTTGCAACATCTGCATATCCAGTAGTCGACATTTATGCTAATGTCAATGGTCAAGCAGGTAACGGTTATATTATCCGTCAAAAAGGTTCATCAAAGTATCTTGCAACTCCTAATAATACAGTGAGTGCCGGTAGTCTTGCTGCTGGTTTTAGTTATGTTATTAAAGCCCTGGGCAATACTAACTGGGCCGCAGTTGGCGCAGCTCAGAACGCCGCAGTAGGTGATGTATTTGTATGTACAGCCGCAGGGTCTGGATCTGGTACAGCGTCAGATGTTGGACAAGTTCAATTGGTCAACAGTGCCGCACCACAAGCTGGTTATGCATCTATTAAGTTTAACACCGGTGCAGGCAATGCATTTGCCAGCAAAATGACCAACAAATATGTTTGGGACTATTCAACCCCGGCTACTCGTTATGCTTCAAACTTCTTTGTTGATGGCCCAGCGGCTAACATCACACTGAATACCGTTGTTATTGCCGGCAGTGCAGGTCAGTTTACTGCTAGTAGTGCAGCTTTATCACTTGGTCAAGCGATTAATGTTTCAGGTACAGCGGCAGCTAACACCACGGGTACTATTGATGGATACTCAAATCCAAGTACATACTATGTTATTGCTACCAATGGGTCAACATCATTTACATTGTCAGATGCTGAAGGCGGTAGCGCATTGACCACAGGTGCTGGTAACACAGTAGGTTGGACATTTGCAATTGATGGTTCTGGAACAGTTAAATCTGGTGCAGATATTGCTACTTGGACCAACGGTACAGGCAACTTACAGTTAGGATTAGTACAGAACTACACAAGCTAATCAACAAATTAGTTGTATTTGTTAAATCCCC